TTCGCGCACCGGAAACCCCGAAGAACAGGCTACGCGGCTGCCATGGCCGTTACCTCACACCCAATATGGCAACCACGCCCGGCTTTTGTGCCGGGCTTTTCTTTTGGAGAGACGATATGTCTGGAACTGCCGAAAAACGCCCGCTTCTGCGCATGCACCCGTTGGAATTCCCCGTCACCGTCAACGGTGTGAAGTACACGGAAATCCCGATCCGTCGCCTGACAGCCAGGCAGGTTGCCGATTGGTATGAGCATATTCGCGTTCTTGCCGCATCCAATCCCGAAGCGCCGACGCCGGACCTGCCGATGATCGACGCTCCGAGGGAAGTGCTCGATCAACTGGATGATGACGACATGCTCGCTCTGGAGGAGGCCAGTAACGATTTTTTGCCCCGTCGATTGAGGATTACCCGGAGAGCGGACGACGGGAACGTCTCTTCCCCGGAAACTGGCAAAGCTTCCGCGCCATCATTCGCCGTAACATAGGCTGGACCATGCCCGAAGTCATGGACATGCCGTGGGACCTGTTTCTGCGGGAATTTCTGATCGCCCGTAATCTTCCGAGGAATTGACCATGTCGCAGGTGAAATCAGAACTCATTTACAAGCTCATTGATGAGTTCTCGAAACCCGCCCAGGAAATGGCAAAATCCATCGAGGGCATGCAGGGCAAGCTCAACAAGGTCGACGAGTATAAAAAGACGGCGAAGGGCGTCGAAGAAACCAGAAAGGCTCTGTTTCGTGCCAAAGATACTGCACAAAAATATGCTGAGAAACTGGCGGCAACAGCGAAGCCCTCCCAAAAACTCCAGCGTGAGGCCCAGCGGGCGGCATCAGCGGTAGATACGCTTCGCCAGTCATTCCTCCGGCAGAGCGCCAGCGCGCGGGGCGTACTCTCCGAGTTGAACAAGATGGGTATTTCCACCCGTCGTCTCGCCACCGAAGAAAGCCGGTTGCGGGCGGAGGTCGATAAGACCAACCATGCGATGACCAGGCAAAAAACCTTAGCCACGCAGGCTGCTCACCGTACGGCAGCACGGCGTGAGGAATGGCGCAATGTCGGTGCCTTTGCAGGGCTTGCTCTTGCCCACAAAGCGAATCGTTTCGGTCATAATGCCTTTGAAACGTATTTGGAGTTCGACAAGGAACGCCGTTACGGCGCTGCTGTCATGAACCTGACCGACGAACAGCAGAAGCCTCTCGTCAAGCAAGCTTTGCACGGTGGTGCCACCACGCGTTTCAACGATATCCAGTGGCTGGAAGGCCAGCGCGATCTTGCCAACCGCGGCCTGAAGATGGAGCAGATCCTCGGCGTCATGCCGGCAGGCGCCAATCTCGGCACGGCAATGGATTTGTCTCTCCCTGAAGCTGTCAAGCAGATGGAAAACGCCATCTTCGGCTTCCAGAAAGACATTTCTACCACCGCGAAAGCCATCGATGCAGCCAACCGCACCGCCGATCTCCAGGTCAAAGCCGCCAAGATTTCCGGCATGACGCCGGAAGACATTGCCGCTGTATACCGTTTCGGCGCTAATTCCGCTCATATGAACAATATGTCGGAGGAAACACTGCTCGGTTTCGGCGGTATTTTGAAAAAAGCCGGCATTGGCGGCGATCAGGGTGGTGTTGCTTTCCGCGCCATGATGGCCTCTTTGGTGTCACCAACGAATAAAGCACGTACTGCTATGGCGGCAAACGGCCTTAATTTCAAAAACTACCAGAAGGCCCCTGATAAACTGGCGCTGGACCCCTTCGTGTTGGATGTTGCCAGAAAATATGGTGTGAAGCTGGACGCGGGCGCGCGCAACGGACTTGAAAAAATTTTCTCAAACAAGGCACTAATAGCCGACCCGTCTCGTTTCACACCGGCGGTGATGGAGTTTCTCGGAGACCGTCTTGAAGGACGCGATGCCAAGAGTCTGAAGCAGATTGCGGGGCATGCCAACGCTTACCGAGATGCTTCAATGAAAGGTGTCGACACCAACAAGTTCATGTTCGACCTGATGACTAGGATGGCAGGCAACCCAGCCCTCGCCAACGCCATCTTCGGATCGAAACAGGGAGGGCGCATCGCCACAGCCCTTGGCAATCCGGAAATCTTCAAAAAGATGATGGATGAACTGTTCAATCATTCACAAGGGTATGCCAAGGATATTGCCGACAAACGCAATGAAGGTGCTTATGGTCAATACGTAATCTTGCAGGGTGCCATCAAGAACCTGATGACCAATATCGGCATGTCGTTTGACAATGATGGCAAGGGCGGGGCGCTGACCGGACTTTTGAAAACGTCTGGTAAGGTGGCAACGTCATTGGCCGAAATGGACCATCGTCTGTTACGTACCGCTACGACGGTCGGTGCGGTCGGCGCCACTTTCGTGGGCTTCAAGAGTGTTGCCAATATCAGCAAGCTCCTATCAGGAGGGGGATTATCAGCGTCTGCTCTTGCCCTCGACGGATCGGCGGCCGCGCTCACCGAGGCGGCTGTTGCTCTTGGTGCCGGCGGCCGCGCCGGTGCGGCTGCGAATGCAGTGTCAACGGGTGCCGGCGGCACTGCTGGCAAAATGGGGCGTGCTGGTCGGGCCATGGGTCTCATCGGCAAAGCGGTTCCTTGGATTTACATAGGGTACCTCGCCTACGAACTCGCCCCGAAAACCGACAAGGATTATCGGGATGTCATAGACCGCAACGAGAAACAGCAAGCTGCTGCAAAACAGGCTGGCGTCGAAACTCCGCCGGATACCACCGATGTCAACGTCAATCGGCTGAATGGTGGCTCCGATTGGGGCTACATCACCGGCAGGGATATTCCTGATGAGATAAAGGAGCAGCTACAGGTCGTTGATGCACTGCGACAGACGGTTGAGGGTGGCGCCGCCCAGATATTCACGGACAAGCTGGTCGAGGCACAAGCCAAGCTCGAATCCATGCAAAATGAGAGGAAAAGATACGTTCTCAGTAAACATGGTGCGGACTACGGCCCGCAAATCCCCTACGGCCCCGAGATGCCATCGGAACAACAAAATGACAACGGCGTTCCTGCCCCCGGCATCCCGCTGCCACCGCCACGCCCCAACACCGGCGAATTCGCCGGTGCCGCGCAGGATGCTTTCGGTGGCTTTTCCCAGGCCATGCAGGCGGAAATCGCCAAGATCGATCAGGAGGTCCAGACTGCTGTTGCCCGATGGGCCAGCATGCTGAATTTTACGGCTGCCCCGACCATCTCCGCCAACATTTCGACCACCGGCGGTGGTCCGCAATCTATGTCTGGCGCCCGTCGCGCTGATATGGGCCTCGACCGTTCGCGTCAAACGTCCCTGCGCGACGGCAAATCTTACTGACCCTTCCGCCCGGCACGAAGCCGGGCGGCCTGCTTTCAGGAGCCCCCATGAACGTACTCATGGCGCTGGGCGAATTTCGTTTTGAAATCAACAGCTTCACTTATGAACGGCTGAGACGCAAAACGCTTGCCCGCATTCACCCACAGGAAGTGATCGGTGCCGTGCCGCCCCTGCACAATGCTGGGCCAGGCAACGATGCGCTGTCCATCACCTCCACCTTCTTTCCCTACCATTGGCCAGGCCATACCGGCTTGAGCCAGGCCAAGGCGATGCGCAGTGCTGTCGGCCGATCGCTGCCGCTTGTCGCGGCTCGCTTCGATCTCGGCGAGCCGCTCGGCCGCTGGGCGCTCCTCTCGATGGAGGATGACCGGTCGGAAATTCATCCCTCCGGCGAAGGCCAGAAGATCTGTCTCAATATCGAGCTGCTCTTCGACCCGCCGCCGGGTCGGCCGGATGTCGATTCCATTCTTACCAAACTGAACTTGTCCGGATGATCCGATGCGTGAACCTTTTTTCAGCCTGTATCGTGGCGATGTCGAGGTTTCCGCCGGATGGGCGGACCTCATCATCAGCGCGGAAATCACCGATGAGGATGGTGGCGAGGGTGACAAACTCATGATCGAGCTTGACGACCGCGACGGGCAGATCGAATTACCGGAAACGGGCGACATCGTCCGTGCCGTCGGCGGATATCGCGGCGAGCAGGGTGTCCGCGAAGGCGAGTTCGAGATCGACCAGATTGATGTTGAAGGCTGGCCGCAAAAGGTCATTCTGCACGGTACATCGGCCGGTGCAAAACAGGGAACGAAAGAACGCCGCTCCAAATCTTTCCAGCCGCCCGAATACAACACCTATGGTGATATTTTCGATTATCTCGCCAAGCAGAATAGTTGGAAAGCGCGCATCACCGACGATCTGCGCAATATCCCCCTGCGCTTCGAGGCGCAGCAGGAGGAGAGCGATATGGCTTTCGCCACCCGTCTGGCAGAAAAGCACGACCATCTGGCCACGGTGAAGGATCAAAATCTTATCTGCACCTCGAAAGCCGAGGGCAAATCAGTATCCGGCTCCGAACTTCCGGCGATGCGGATCGCGAAAGGCGAGAACCTTCTTAAATACCGGGCGTCTTGGAAATCTAAGCCGAAGCACGGCAAGGTCGAGGGCCGGTATTTTGACCGCGACAAGGCCAAGGATGAAACGATCGAGGAGGGTGATGGCGATACTGCCTATCGTTTCCGCGAGCCCTTCGCGTCGAAGGAAGAGGCGGAGCATGCAGTAAAAGCGCGCAAGCGCGAGCTAGAGCGTGGCGAGGCCTCGGCTTCTTTCGACACCGAAGGGAATGTCGATGCCGGTTCTCAGGTGCCGGTCGAAGCCGCCAACATCCGTGCGCGCCTCAACGGACGCTGGAACCCGAAGCGGGTAACGCACCGCTGGTCGGCGCAGGGCTACACCAACGCGTTCGAATGCGAGACACCAGGCAAGAAAAGTAGCGGCAAGAAAAAAGGTAGCGGGGAAAAGGAGCCCGATCCTTATTGGGACGACGATCCTGCGGCCACGACCCCAGCGCCAGAGGAATGAGAATGGCCAAAAAACTCGATATCATCCTGCGTGATGACGGTTCCGCGCTCTACACCACGCTCGCAGGCGATATGGTCGATCATATCGCCTGGCGGCATTACGGTACCGAATTCGGGACCACCGAAGCAATCCTGACGGCCAATCCTCATCTCGCCGAACAAGGCCTCGCTTTGCCGGCGGGGATTGTCATACTTCTGCCGGCTGATGCGAAGCCAGTGCCGAAATCGATACAGCGGAAGTTGTGGGATTAGACATCATCTTCAAACCATTGGTTTAGCGTCCTTCCAGTTCCCGGCTCCATCTTGCCCCAATCCGTAGCTCTTTTTCGGATCCTCGACACAAAAAGGAAATCCCCGTCATCAATGAGTTCGATAAAAGATTTTTTGATTTCCTTGGCAGTCTTGTTCGAGCGAAGAAACCACACCGAGCCTAGACCTCTAACAGCCCTGAGTTCTTCCAGGGTCCCAGCGACATCTGCGCGCGTGTCGTCGTCGCTGATGTCGTAAGTCAAAACATAAACCGCCATTTTCGCCCCTTTCCAGCCGCCCTCACCGGGTGGTTTTTTTCATGCAAAAGGTTTCTACCATGGCTGATAAAACGCTGCCAGCCGCCCTTGCCCTCATGTTCGGCCACGAGGGCGGCTATTCCAATCTTAAAACCGATAAGGGCGGCCCGACCAAATACGGCATTACGCTGGCCACACTGTCGGCACATCGCGGCAAGCAGTGCACCGCAGAGGACGTAAAAAGGCTGACCATCGCCGAAGCGGAAGCTATCTACCGCAAGTCATACTGGCTGCAATCCGGGGGCGATGTTTTGCCGGTTGGCCTTGATTATTGCAATTTCGATACCGGCGTGAACTCCGGGCCGGGTCGAGCGAACAGGATACTTCAAGAGGTCGTCGGCGTGACACCAGACGGCATTATCGGCGGCAAGACCCTCGCGGCCATAGCCAAATATTCTGGCGGTATCGAAAAGCTGATCCTTGATTATTGCGATGCCCGCATGAAGTACCTGCGGAGCCTGACCAATAAGAAAACCGGCTTCCCCGTCAATGGTCGCGGCTGGACTATCCGCGTGACCGGCAAAGATCCGAAAGGCCAGTACAAGGCCGCTCCCGGCGTGGTCGGAAATGCACGCGCCTTGGCGCTAGGCAAGATGCCTGCCACGGCCAAGACGGTCGAGACAGTGGCTCAGGCCAATCCCGTCGATATGGGCGTCGGAAAAACGGCGGATGGGAAGGCTGGCGCCTTCGCGGGTGTCGGCGTGCTCGGGACCGCTTGCACCGAAGCGGCCAATCAGATTGCGCCATACACCGAAACTCTTGCCGTTCTCCGATGGCTCTTCATCGGCCTAACCGTCATCGGTGTTGCCGGCGGGCTCTATGCCACTATCAGGAGAATTCAGAAGGGAAATGGATAATGAGCTTCCTTTCTTGGCTCGCCGGTACCACGGCGGGCCGCAACACCACGGCGTTCGGGGCGGCTTTGGCCGCCCTTTTCTTTGCCGCTCTCAGAATCTTCTCGGCCGGTCGCAAGGCCGAGAAGGCAAAACAGGACCGGGCCAGTGTCGAGGCCCATAGCTCCCGGAGCAAGATCGATGATGACACCCGCAAGATGGACGATGCTGCTGTGCGCCGTGAGCTTGGCTCTTGGAGCATGCGCAAGCCCGACAATTCCTGATCCTTGTGCCGGCTGGCACCCGATCCGCCCGGTAGCCGAGGACAAAAGCGCGGTGAGTGGCGAACTCGCTCGCCAGATTGTGGCACATAACAATTTTGGGCGTGCAAATTGCGGGTGGCAGAAATGACCGGGATCCTGATCGCAGCCTATCAGATTGTGCTGGTGTGGGGTCCCCCGGTTCTCGTGCTGGCAACTGTCATTGCCCTTGCCGTTCTCAACCGCGCCGCTGGTAATCATCTGTTCGGCTTTTGCACGCGCGGAAAACCCGCTGTCTATGTCGCACCGCTCGTCGGCTTGATCGCCTGGTGTTGGTTGCCATGGCTGCAAGCGGCGGCATGGGCGGCGGCTTTCCTGTTCTGGAGGGTATGGGAACACGGTCGCTGGATCGACCTTAAGAACGATCCTGCCGATCTGAACCGTATCGGCGTCGAACGTACCAGATTTGAGCGTTACTGCGAGTGCTGGGCCTTCGGATCCGATCTTGTCGCATTGTTTTGGCGCCACCTCACCATCTGGCCCGTCATCATCCTCGTCTGGCTCACCGGCGGCCCGTTCTGGCTCGTCTTCGCCGGCCCGCCGCTCGCAGTCGCGCTCGCCGCCAGCCATTGGCTTGCAAAACGCCTTTTCCCAAACAACTTCCACTGGTTCGCCGAAGGCCTGCACGGCGCGCTCATCGGCATCGTCCTTATGGGGAGCGCCCTATGCTGAGCGTTTTCAAATTCATGCAATCGCGCGGCTTTAAATACCCGCGCGGCGAGGAACGGCAGAGCAACCGTGCCCTTGAATGGTATCTCTCGCTGCTCGAACTCCTGTTCGGGATAATGCTAGTTATTCCGAACTGGCCGGTACTCTCCGGCTCGCCGCACGAGCATCTGCTCGGGGTAATGCCGGAGTTTTGCTGGGGCTTTGCCTTCGGCATCAAGGGGGCGCTCCACGGAACTGCACTTTACGTAAACGGCGATGGCTGGCGCTGGACGCCCTGGGTGCGGGCGGCATCCTGTGTTGGAAGCTCGCTATTCTGGGCGTTCCTGCTCTGGATACTGCTGCGTTCGCCCGATTGGCATCCTGATTTCCTCTACGCCTTGGCCGCTCTGAATACGGTCACCTATGCGTTGCTGGCCCGCTCTTGCGCCCACGACGCCGGTCAATATTGGGAGCGGCACCGTGGACGAACTCGTTAAAAACCTGCGGGCGATCGACTGGTACGGCATTGCCGCGCTCGCCGCCATCGCTTTCGGTATTCTGAAAAGCATCATCTCCGGCTGGGCGTCCGGCCGGCGGCAGGAACGAAACGACCGTTTTGCCCGCGAGGCGCGTGAAACCGACATCACACCCGTGACGGGTAGCCCTGGTGAGCGGACACGCATCCAAGCGATGGAAGAAAACCAGCACCGGGTACTGGCCGGCATCGCCGCCATCCGTTCCGATCTGTCGGCGGCGATAGCCGCGATCGAACGCGTCGAAGGCTATCTGCATAAGGAAATTCAATGTCTGAAGGACAAGCTCAACCGATTGGCTTGAGGGCTGACCGCCATTGCCGTTTCTGCCAGCGTGGCTACGAGAACCACGAATACAATTGCACAGGCGGTTGCGCGGCCGCCTTCCGCACGCGGCTCATTGGCTTTTGCGGCCCGGCTTTTTCCGGCAAGAGCCTCGCGGCCGAGCGCCTGATCCGGAAATGGCGCTTTCAGCGTGTGCGGTTCGCCGGCCCGCTGAAAGCAATGATGCGCGCACTCGGCCTGACCGAAGATCAGGTCGACGGTACCGGGAAGGAAACATCCAGCGACCTGCTCGGTGGCATGACGCCGCGCCAGGCCATGCAGCTTCTCGGCACTGAATGGGGCCGTGAGCTGATCCATGCAGAAATCTGGATTTCCGCATGGCAACACGCGGTCGACGATTTGCACGCGCTTCGCCAGCAAGATGATGCACCTGTTCGGCTCGTCGTCTGCGACGACGTTCGCTTCGCCAACGAGGCTCGGGCCATCCGCGCGCGCAGCGGCATCGTTGTGAAGATTGATCGGCCCGGCGCAGGTTCCGCCAGCGGCGCCTGTCATGCCTCGGAACAACTCGCTTTCGAGCCAGATATTACTATCCAGAATAACGGTACGCGTGCGGATTTCTTTGCGCGCATTGACCGCATCGCCGAAATGATGCGTGAGGGATCATTTGATGAGTAAACCCGTTCCCGGTCGCCACATCACGGCCGATCAACGCAGTGCGTTGGTCCGGCACCTCCAGGCTGGCGTCACTCCGACCCATGCGGCCCGCATCGTTGGTGTTGGCCGCCGCTCTGCCTATCTCATTGCCCGCAAGTTGGGGCAGGCAGCGCAATCGGCCCCGATTGCGGCAAATGACGACAATCCGGCCGATCCGGTCGAGATACGGCGGCTCCGTGATCGGCTGGCAGTGCAATCGAGAACCCTGCGCGATCTCGAACGTAGGGCAGTATCGGCCGAGGATATCCGCTCGGCAGTGTTCCAACTGGTCGAGCCACCGCTCGCACCTGCCCGATTCGATATTCGGCCCGGCCGGGATGGCCAAGCTGAAACCATTGTGCTGTTTCTCTCCGACCTGCATTGGGGTGAGCGGGTCGATCTCGGCGCTATGGATGGTCTGAATTCCTACGGGCTCGATATTGCCCGCGCCCGCCTGAAGCGCTGGGTGGAAGCCGTGATCGATCTTGCTACCCGCCATTGGTCCGGCCCCAAGCCCGAGCGTATTATCCTCATTCTCGGTGGCGATCTCGTTTCTGGAGAAATCCACGGCGAGCTTGCCAAAACCAATGAAGCCAAGGCCATTCCGGCCGTGCGCGATCTGGTCTCGCATCTCGCCGGCGCAATCGCCGCCATCAAGGATACCGTTTCCTGCCCACTCGAAGTTATTTCCCTCACCGGTAATCACGGCCGCTCGACCATGGAGCCGGAATCAAAGGAAATGGCCGAGACGAGCTATGACAGCCTCGTTTCCGATTTTCTGGAAATGACCTTACGCGGCCGCAAGGGCGTGACGTTCTACGCGCCGCCATCGCCGGATGCAGTGTTTTCCGTCTATGGCTGGCGCGTTCTGGCAACGCACGGCGACCGGATCGGCTCACGCGGTGGCCAGGGCTTCGTCGGCCCAGCAGCCACAGCTGCGCGCGGCATGAAGCGGTTGGTTGCCGATTATGCGGCCCGCGCCCAGCATCTCGACCTTGTCCTGATCGGCCATTTTCACACGCCGCTCATGCTGGAAGAGGGTTTCGTCAATGGCAGCTTGCCCGGCCCGACGGAATACTCGCGCGATGGCCGCTTCCGTCCGCATCCGGCCACGCAGCTCTTCCTGACGATGCACCCGCGCCGCCGTATCGCCCAGGTGCGCTGGATCGAGGTCGGTGCAGCCAGCGAGGGCGCACTCTACGCGCCGCCGCCGCCCGATCGGGACCTGAGACCGCGCTATCGGGTGCCGGCGATATCGTCGCCGCAATAGTCCTGATGGCAGGTGCTTGGCATGGCGTGTCGTTCCTGTTATGTTCTTGTTAAAGACATCTGGAACATAGCCATGCCAATTCTGCCGCCCATTACCCTAAAAACCCTTGCTGCCTGCGATGATGGCGAGCTTGTGCTCCATCAATTGAACGGTTTTGCGCGTCCGGCTCTCACCACGTCGGACAAAACCGGGCAACGCTACCTGGTAACGTTCGAGGGGTTTCGTAGCGACCTGCAGAGATGCCCCGATCCTGAGATGATCTGGCTGGCCTCTTTCGGTCAGAATTTCACGCTCGACGCCAATAACGAGCTGTTCTCTCTAGCGGGTTTTAAAACCTACATTCCCGGCTGGCTTCTCCTTACCGACGCGGGCTGGGAAATAGAGACCGTCCATCAGGAAAGCGACCGTGTGGCTATATTCAATTTCAGCAGCCGGAAATTATCGGTTCGCTGCGGCAACGAGGCCGAACATATGTTCATGTGCCCAAGCTGGACGATCAGCATCGACGGCAAACCCATCATCCGGTTTCATGCGGTGGCCAATGCCTGATGTATTTTCTATGAAAAGTTTTTTCTTATGCGAATTGCATCCTCAACCATTTTGTTGAGGTTGTCCGCAATCCAGTTGTAAGCTTGTGGTGTATCTGGAGTGCCCGGAGGATCGAACGTTCGAGCGATATTAGAAAGTGTCTGGCCTCCCACATGAATCGTTTCAAATGGGTTCGCACCCTGCCATCGCGGTCGAAAGATGCTACCGTTCGGGTCATTGAGATTATGGGTATGTATGCCGACAACTCCCATGCCTTTATTCCACGATTCTATGATCTCTCGTTGCACCCAATAGCGGTTGGCTGTTTCTACGCCTATTAGTACAATCGTACAGGTGCGTCCCTCCATTTGGTTACTAATCCATCGTGCTATTGATGTTTCGTTTTTGGGTACCTTTTCCCAGTCGTTATCATAAACAGGCTTCCTTTCCATTGTCACAGATCCGATATTTCTGATCTGTGCTGCAATTCTGCATTCGTTCTCATAATGAAAGCTGTAGAAGACACGTCTTTGGATTTCTTCGTCTAACAGTTTTTTGTCTTCTGCCAGTAATCGTTTCTTTTCTTGCTCCCGGAAGTAGTTGCGCGCTAGAATGCCAAAATAATCACTAGACATCGCAGTACCTCGTTCCCAACAGAGCAATCAGAAAAACCAGCTCTATGGTCAATAAAAGGCCATACACTCCTAAAATTGACCAGCTTCGAAGAGATTCACACCAAGACGCAGACGGGGCTTTGGCGATGTCAACGGACATGTCTGGATCGTCATCCCAAGGGGTAGCACATATTTCATTGTGAAACTCCCGATATCGTCGCTCTAATGACAGGTAGCGAGCGTCGAGACATGCAATCACCATCGTTGCCAACATTCCTACCAACAAGGCGCTTGGGGCTTTTGCTGTTGTTCCCAGCCCCGTCAAGGCCATTGCGATTGTTATGGCAATGTTTTTTGCGGTTGCGCAATTGCCAGCAATGCGTGCGATTATCGCTTGTATTGCATCAAGCCTCTTGAGGCGCAGATTGATCTTCTGCTGCTCGTCAAACTGGATAGGCACGTTGTTCACCCCCCCCTCGCTTTTTCTAGAAGTAAGGGTGGACTTCCAAATCACAAAGGTCAAGCTTCACCCGGCTGAAATAGGCGGGGTCTCCGGGCGCGCTAACGCCCGTCAACTGCGGCCCCTGTCACGGCTCCGCAAAGCCTTGCATTCAGCGAAAAAGGCTACCCGCCCGCGCAACCGGTCGCGCGCGAATCGTGTAGCATGTTCGCGAAATGTTCTCAATGTACAATCCATCCAGAATTGTTGCGCCGGTCAATCCGGTCGCCCCCTATATCGGCGGGAAGAAACAACTTTCCGCTCAAATCGTCAAGCTCATCGAACGCGTCGATCATACGCAATATGCCGAGCCATTCATCGGTATGGCCGGTGTCTTTCTGCGGCGGCGTAGCATTCCCAAGGCCGAGGCCCTCAACGACATATCGGCCGATGTCTCGACCTTTTTTCGCGTCCTTCAACGCCACTACGTGCCGTTCATGGATCTGTTGCGCTACCAGTTCACCAGTCGGCGTGAATTCGCTAGGCTTCTGGTCACGCCTCCCGAAACCCTGACAGATCTCGAGCGCTCCGTACGCTTCCTTTACCTTCAACGGTTGTCATTCGGCGGCAAGGTATCCGGCCGCAATTTCGGTGTCTCGCCGGGTATGCCCGGCCGTTTCGACGTGACCAAGCTCGAGCGGACCCTCGACGAGCTAAGTGAGCGCCTCTCCGGCGTTATTATCGAAAATCTGCCCTATGCCGAATTCATCCGGCGCTATGACACGCCCGAAACCCTGTTCTATCTCGATCCTCCGTACTTCGGCTGCGAAGACGACTATGGTAAGGGCGTCTTCTCCCGCGACGATTTTTGTGTGCTTGCCGAACTTCTTGCAAGTATCGAAGGCAGGTTCATTCTTTCTCTCAACGACGTTCCGGAAATCCGTGAGGCGTTTTCAATCTTCGATCTCGAAGAGGTTGATCTGACCTACAGCATCAATGGTGCTAGGCAAATACAAGCGAAAGAACTCATCATCACCCCGAGGGGCCTTCGTTTGCACCCGGAGCCGCAGGCTAACCTGTTCGCCTCCTAGTCGACTATATATCGTGCATAATAGATGCAAAATGACGCCTGCAAATCCTGAGCCATGCGCACCGCAGCGTCAATCGCGGCGATCTCGGTGGCGAGCGAACATCTGTTTCCCTCGCCATCAATCAAATGATACTCTCCGTCCTTATTTCAAATCCAAAATTCAATGCGGGTCATATGAATTTATCCTCGTTTTTGATGACACCACTCACGCTCTGTTCTCGCGGACAGTCAAGTAAATCGTGCAACAAAACGTGCAACATTTACAAATCTTAAAACAGAATTAATCTTTATAATTCAATGCAATAGATTTTATATCGAATCCCTCCGTCTCCGCCATGCTTCTGCTGATTTTCCGCCATAGTTTGATATTCCCGCTGATTGCATCATAACACCACGTGGGTCAGCGAGTTGCCGATCACCCTATCGGCCCATGCGTT